CCAGAAGACGCTGTTGAGCTTCAGCGCGGCACCACGACCGAGACGGGTCGGAAGGATCGTCAGCGCCCCCAGGTCATCGTTGATGATGTCCTGGCGGGTCAGGGACGAAATCCGGCCGTAGGTCTTGGCCTTGATCGTCCGCGTCTCGTCGGAAGCGTCGGCGTTCTTGAGTTCGCCGTCCTGCGCGACCTCCTCGAAATCGAAGCCACCGTTGACGCGAACGCCGGTCACCATCTTGAAATCCGCCACGTTTCGCACGCTGGAGATCATGTCCCAGGTGCTCTCAACGCCGGTGTAGCCGTTGAGCAGGAACTTTCCATACGTCGCGGCCAGCACGTTGCTGATCTGGTGCGTCGAGAACGCGGCCTTGACGCGGAACGCCGCCTCCAGCACCTCGCGGAGCGTGCCGTTGTCGCGGATGCGGGCCGGGCCGTCGTAGCCGTTGGCACGGGCAGCCTCGATCAGCACGTCCTGAAGGCCGATGGAGCGCGACCGCTTGTGGGCCGCCTCCAAAGTCTTCTCGTCGAAGTCCTTCTCCACGGTGGACAGACCGCCGGCCATGCACAGCGCCGCCGTAACGACCTTGGGATCGTTTGCGTCGGCCTTCGCCACGACGTGAACCGCTGGGGCGGCCGGACGCGACGCGCGGATGCTGTCGAGCAGCTCGGCCTTGATCTCCTTCACAAGCTCGGCCTTGATATCGGCCATGCTGGGCTCCTTGGTGGCCTCGACGGCCGCGGGCTTCGGGGTCTCCACGGCGACCGGCGCCGGGGCTTCCGCCGAGACCTTCGTCTCGTCGGGCGTCTGGTTGGCGGTGTCCGCCATATCGACCTCCTGGGCTGCGATGGACGCCGACGTGTTACCGTCCGCCCCCATCAGAACAATCGACGTCTCCCGCAGCGACGAGCCGCGGACGATAGAGACCGGACCAGCGAACGTGCGGTTATTCACCGACACGGACTCGCCGGCCTGAATGTTTTCGATGCGCCCCACGTCGGCACCTACCGACGCCTGGAACTTCATGCCGCGGCGGGCAAGCTCCAGCACGCGCTGGGCCGTCTCGCTCACGCCGAGCACGACGCCCTCAACGATCAGCTGCGAGCCGTCGGTGGTGACAGCGGACGCCTGACCGACGACGGACTCAAGGCTCGCGTCGTGGCCGAACAGGATCGGGATGGACTGGTTGCTCAAGTCCATGCCGGCGAGGTCAAGCACGAGCGCGTTGCGGCTCCAGCCCTGTCGGATTGGCGCGCCGGTGTAGGCCACAAGGCGAAACGTGGGCTGCGCCCCATCCGCAGCAGCGGCCACCGCGAAGTCGGCCGCCAGCGTCAGCCTGCTCGGCGTGCTCGCGGCGGCGAGGAACTTCTTGTGCTTGCTGGCCTTGTTGCTCATAGGAACTCCACGATGGTCAGTTCGTCGATGTCGTCGTCGTCAAAGGCGTCGAAGTCCCACACAGGTGATCCTCCGAAGATGCCGCGGCGTCTTGCGTATCGCTGACCGTTGCTTGTGGCGCGGGCTCCATCACGAGACCCTTCGCGTTCATGTACGCAATCTCTTCGGCGCGCTGGTCGACTTCGCGGCGCCAATCAAGGTTGCGTTTCGCGTACTCGCGCTGGAGCGTGGTCGTGTGTGTCCGCAGGGCCGTCTCAAGGGCCGACTGCTCCTTCGCCGGGTCGACGTGCTCAAAGCCGTCCCACGTCCACGTCCACGACCACTCCTCGACCGGCGGCAGGCCGTCGGGGATCAGGCCCGGGACGAGCGCGGCCTCGTCAAGCCACCGCTCAAGCAGCGGATCGAGCACGACACGCTCAAGGTCTGACCGCTCGCAGCCGACGGCCTTGCGGTACACGAGGTAATCGCCACGCATAGACGAGTAGGACGCGGCCGACGAGTCCATCGCGGCGACGATGTACGGCAGATTTATGCTGCGAGCGATCGCCGTCAGCATTCGCTTTTCAAACTCGGCGAAAGTGCTGGTCGGGTGCTCGGCCCGCATCTGCGTCGCGTCCCAGCCGTCGGGGATCGACGTCATCATGCCGCGGCTGATCGGCATGGTCTCCCACGCCTCCAACGCCGCGGCCACGCCTTCTGGCGGCAGCGTCGTCTTGAGAATCGCCGCAAAGTCCGCGGCGGTCTCGGCGGCAGTGATGACCGCGAGCGTGTAGCGCCGCAGGTGGGCGAACTGCTCCAGAGCGGGCACGACCTCGCCGACGCCGCGGTGCTGTCCTGGGCGGACGGCGTGAAACCAATGCACGACGTCTCCAGCGTCGTACCAGTCACCCTCAAGCGACCATCCGGCGAGAGCCGCACCGGGGTGATACTTCAGAATCCAGTAACGCGCGACGTTGCCGTCCTCGTCGAGTTGCAGGCCGTCGATCGCGGCAGGGTCGATCGACGGCACAGGCGATGCCAGCTGGTCGGCCTCGACCAGCCGCATGTCAAGTTGCACGCCGCGGCGGTTGAGCCGCTTGTTCGTGAACAGCACGCCGACGCTCTCGCCGTCGACTGCCTTCGCCATCTTCATGACGCGAAGCTTGCGGGCAAGGTCGATCCGCTGACCCCATTCGTAGACCGCCTCTTCCACGACGCCGATCGTGTCTGGCGACCCACCCGGCACGGTGAGCGCGAGCCGCGGACCGGTGCCAACAAGGTCGGACGCGAGCGTCTGCACCATGCCGGCGAGGTACGGGTTGTTGTCTCGCTCAAGGCGGGCGCGGTTGCGGAGCTTCCGGCGGATCTCCGGCGAAAGGGCCGCATCTGCAGAGTGACCGTCCGCGGAAGCCCAGTGCCGCTTGTTGATGTCGGTCGTCTGCGCCGCGTCGTAGCGCGCGCGGATCAACTTGCCGATGACGGCAGTCTGCCGCTCAATGAGCTTCGCCTGCGCGGCGGCACGGTCGCGTCCAGTGATGCGGGACAGCCAGCCCATCAGTCGCTCGCCCCCGGGTAGGAGATGCGGGCGCGACGCAGGGCGGCGAACGGCGATCCGGCCGCGGCCGCGTTGCTCTGATCGGCGACGAACTTCGCCGCCGCGACCTGGGCGGAAAGGTCGTGCTGCTCGACTTCGCCGGCGTCGGTCCTGGCGCGCTTCGGCTGCGCGAGATTCGCGGCGATCGCGTCGAGGGCGGCTTGTGCGGCGTCGGCCATGCGGTACTCCGGTGCAGGGCATCTGCCCTACATCCAGTGTACCAACGTACACCTACGCGCCGGTCGGACCGTAGCGCCGCTCGTCGCCGATTGGGAGCACTTGCGCTAGCCGCAGTGCGTGACGCGCGAGGTTGTCTGGATGGTCGCCGCGCTCGTAGATGTACACCCGGTCTCCGTCGCGCACGCCGACGCGATCTTCGCCAGTGTCTGGCGTCTTCGTCCCATCCAGCGGACCGCCGCCAACGAACTCGATCAGCGTCATCGGCCCATCCTCGCCATAAGTTCAGCACGCCTCGCGGCCATTCCCTCGCGCGTGATGGTCTTCCGCGGTGCGGTCGGCCGGGCTTCGGCACCGACGGCCGAAACGCCGATGAACGACGCCGCGACGGCGGCGCCGACGACGCAATCCCACCAGTGATTATCACGGCCCGGGATCAGGCGCCACTCGTCGACGGTGCGGCCACGGGCCTCGACGCGAACGGGATACTCGGCCGACCACTGCTCGGCCAACATCTCGTGAGCACCGGCGTGGACCGTGAGCGATTGAACGTCGGCCGGCTGCAGCTTGCACCGCGTGGAGACGAGCGACTTCCAGGCGTTCGTGTCGTACAAGACGTGACGCTGTCGGCCGATCGTTGACGTTCGCCAATTGCTCCCGACCCGCTCGCCTCTGTCGGGCCTCTTGTCCGTCAGCATCGACGACGACGCCCCGACAAAACGACCATGAGCCGGCAGCACGCGCGGCCCCCAGCGGGATCGACGGGCGAAGTCGCGGACCACGCCCGTCGAGCGTGCCCAGTTCGCGTCAATAAGCAACTGGCCGACACGCAAGACGGCGTCGTCGTTCTCGCGGGCAAACTCGCGGTCAAGCAAATCAGCCGCCACCGCCTCAAGCCCGGCCTCGATCGCCGCCTCCAGGCTTGCGCCGCCGGCCGCCTTCGCAAGCGTCTTCTTCACGTCGCGTAGCGTGTAGTAGCTGGCTGTCTGCTCTGGGTATGTGCCGTATGCGACAACATGGCCCCGCAACTGGTGGCCCCACGCGCCGACGAGCCAGTACAGCACGGCCTCTTGCACGTCGACGAACGCGGTGAGCGTGTCGCAGCCACGCGGGACGATCCAGCGTGGCACCTCGATGGCGCGGGCGCGGACTTCGGCCTGCGTCAATGCGGTCTGCTGCGCGGAGTTTGCCAACGGCTGTTGCTGGAACTCCGACGCGAACACGTCCGGCCCGTCGTCGATCAGCGCGTTGTATGCGTGTTGGATCGCGGATGCTTCCGCGTCCGGGTCGTAGCACGATTCCCACGACACGACGCAGCCATCGTCCATCGCGGCGCGATTGTCCGCGTAGAACTGGTTCGCCTCGCGGTGCGCTCTGGCTTGGTCGCCGACGATGTCGGTGGCAAACGTGTTGCGTATCTCGCGGTACTTGCCGAGCCACAAGTCCTCGTGGTGCTTCGACCACTCTCGCACCATCGGTATACGCTCGCCCTGCCATGCCGGAAACTTCTTCTGGTCAAGCAGCTGGTCGACCATGTCCTCTTGTTGAATCACCGTCGCGTTGACGACGACGGCGATTTGTTTCGTGTGGCCCGCCAGTTTGACTACGGACTTTTGCAGGATCTCCAGCCGCTTACTGCACTGCATCGGCGAGGCCGCCGATTCTCGCGTCTGCGGGTCGTCGACGATGACGAAGTCAGGCCGCAGCTGCTTACCATCGGCGCTCTTGTGACGCAGGCCGAGGATGCTGCCCGTGAGTCCCTTCGCCATGATGATCGCGCCGCCAGCCACGCTGCCCGCGATCGCCGGGAACACGACGCGGTCGGCCGACCAGCCGATGTAAGTTTTCTCCCCGCCGCACGTCTGCGAGAGACAACGCTGCGGCTTTCCCTCAAGGGCACGCACGGCGTGGCAGACCTCGGGGAAGTCCTCGAAGAGCAGGTCGTTTTCGGCTAGCTCGATCTTGATGCTGCTGATCGCCTTTTCGGCAAGACCGCCCTCGCCGGCGAAGATGGCACCGAAGCGGCGATGCCCGTAGAGCACGCCCCACAGGAGCGAGTTCTCGCTGATCGTGGATTTGGCAAAGCCACGGTAGACGGCGTTTGTGAACCGGCCGCCGCGCAGGATGCAATCTTGGATTCGGCCGATGACGCGGACGTGGTCCGCCGAGAACGGAGACAGGCCAGTTGACTGCGGGAAGTAGACCTCGAGGAAGCCGGCGAGGTTGAGCCGGCAGGATTTGCGGCGTTCAGGGTTGACGCATTTCGGCACTTCGCCGATGTCGGACCCAGCGCGGGTGCGGTTGCGGCTGGCCTCCAGCATCGCCAGCCGCTTGTTCTCGGCCGCCTTGACCGGATCGGCGGTTTTTGGACGGGCCATAACTCGTGGCTGGGCCGGGG